TCAGCACAATTAGGTGGTAATTTCTCAGCTACATCTACCAATTCAGCACAATTAGGTGGTAATTTCTCAGCTACATCTGCCAATTCATCTACTAAAGATGTAAATAAACTTATTTCTATGCTTACTTCTGATTCAAGTCAAGCAAACACATCTACTGATGCTTTAGAATCTAAATTACTTAATATTCTCAATCAAGATGGTGGTGCTAAACATAAATCTCAAAGAGGTGGTTCTTATGAAGATGCTGCTAGTATTAAAAAGTTTTTCACAAATCTTAAATCAAGTGGTGTAAAGGTTGATGTTAAACTCAACAATCAATCCATGAGTGATTTCTTTGGATTAGCACAAACTACTACAGAATTACCATCTTCTGGTTCTGCTACATCATCTCTTAATATCAATGATATTATTGGTTCTGACAGACAAGTTGGTGGTGCTAGAAAAAAGAAAGGTTCCAAAAAGTCATCTAAAAACCATAATAATGATTTAGAAGGTGGTATTAATGCTGGATTTCAAGCATTTTTAAACCTTAAGAAGCATGTTGCTGAAACACTTGGTATTTCTAACGGACCTAAAGCAGCTAAAGTTGCAGGTGCTGTTCAAAAAGAAATAAAAGAAAAACATCCTACATTAGATGCAGTTAAAATTGCTGAAGAAGGTCGAAAACATTTTGATGCAAACATGAGTCATTTTAAACAAATGCTTAATTAAATTAAATTAAAATAATATTATTCTAATTTGATTCATTTTAAGATATTAATTTCACGCCCATCATCTAATATTTCTAATACTTGTGCTTTTCTGGCAGAGATTCTTTTTTTTACATCTGATTCTGAGCTTGATTCAGTAGATGTTTCTTTATCAAATTTATCAAATGCTTTTGATAGACCATAATCAGTTAACCAAACTTTGCCATCACAAGCATTACCAATACCATTTTCTAATAGTGGTGTGTGTCCAACATATATTTTGTCAACATTATAAATTTTTTTTAATGGTTTCAAAAGTTCAGAACATTTTGTTTCAGATTCTGTTGATTTTGATTCATATTTTTTCTTACCAATATTACCAAAAACTCTGTTCCATAAAGGAGACCTATCAGATGATTTGAAAATATCATTATATTTAGCATGGTCTTTTAATTTATCAAGTAAATACAAACTCATTAATTGATTCAAACTTTTAACACTATATTTTTTAGCAATTATTGGCAATATACCTGCATGCACAAATAAATTTGACCCAATAATTAAAGCCATTTGTCTTGTACAAGCTAAAAATTCACTAACTGGATTACCAGGTTCAAATGCCCATCTGCGTGCTTTTTCACCATCTTTTATACTGTATTTATTATCAAATTCTCTTAAACCCTCGTAACTAACATAACGAAAATCACCATTTACATTCATTAATTCATGATTACCAATTAAAGAATATACCGCACCACCAACCTTTTGTGCTTGATGATGTAAATCAGTAAAATATTGTAAAATCTTCCAATCATTACCTTCATCATGTTCCGTTGCTCCTTTTTTATTACATGGTACACCACTATATCTACATCTATCAACTTGGTCACCAACTTGAACAACAACAGTGTCACCTCCAATCCACTTTTTATTTTTATCAATTAGCTTTGCAACCTTTAGTGCTTCAATAGTCATTTCCCAATCACCATGTATATCACCAATAACAATAATTCTTTTAACAGGTGGTAAAATATGAGGTTGTTCCTTTATATTATATTTTGAACATCTATCAGCCCAAATTTTCTTAAAACTATAAACATTTTCAATATAATCTTCAAGATCTTTATTAGATGACATTATACTAATACAGAAAATAAAAAACTTATTAGCTTAAAATAATTATATGATTATTTTATGATAATTAAATTATTTAATTAAAATTAACATCGGCATGTGTTCCTAATTCATATCCTGGTAAATCATTCTCAACAATATTACCAACAACATGATTATGTTTTTCTAATTCAACTTTAGTTTCATTTTCAGTTTCGGTTTCAGTTGTGGGTTCAACTGATGCATATACATCATTTTGTTCAGGTTCTAAAACTAAAGCAGCTACTTTTTCATCTAACTTATCAGCTTTAGCTTCAAGTTTATCAGCTTTATTAACATCACCTTTAATTTGTGCTTCTCTGGCTTGCATTCTTTTAGTTTCTGATTTGCATCTTAACTTGACTGTTTTTTCTTTTAATTCAGCTTCTTTTAGTAATTGTTGAGCTTCTTGATAGTTTCCTTCTTGTTCAGCTTTGCTGGCAGCAACTTTAGCTTTTTCAGCATCAGCTAATGTTTTCACTTTATCGTCATGTTTAGATGCTGCTTCTTTATGAACTTTTACTAATGTAGTATTACCTTTTTCTTCAGCATCATCTGCTTTAAGTTTATGAATTTTAGCTTTAATTGCACTATCCACCTTTATTTCTTGGATAGTTGCAGCATCTGTATGAGCTTTAGCTAATTCATTATCACCAACTTGAGCAGCTCTATTAGCAGCTTCCTTATGTTCATTAGCTTTCTTAGTACTTTCTTCAACTAATTCAGCCCTAGCTGGAGAAAGTGGTACATCAGACCTAGTTTCTACAGCTACAACATTATTAGATTGAACTGCATCAACTATTTTATCAGCGGTATCATAAGATGATAAAGTTTGAATAGTAATTAATAGGGTAGCAGCACTAATTATAGCTACTGATGGATTTTTAGTAGCTAAATATGCTATTAGGAACATATATCCTAGTTTAACTAATGTATAATCAAAAACTTTTGCAACAGACTTGGGGAGTTTAGGTGCAGCCAAAACAGCATAAAGAATTAAAAAAATAGCAACAACAGAGTTCATTATTTTATTGCTATTAACAAATTTAAGAGTTTTATTAACATAATCAGACACATGATTAACAGATTCCATTATAATATAACTTATAAAAAAATCTTAAACATTTTGTAAAATTGAAATTTAAAAGCTTAAAATTTTAAATATTATATATAATTTAATGTTAAAAACAATATTATGCAAAGAAGGCTATTTAATACCAAAAATCGATAAATATAAGGATATTATTGATGTAATTAAAAAAGAACTAACAGTTGAACCATTTAAATTACCATCATTTGTTACAAAAGAAAAATCAGAAGAATTTACAGTTTATCAAGAAAATAATGAATATATAAGTATTCCAAAATATTATGGTCTTAAAAAAATTGGTAAACCAGATATTAATAAAGAAATTATTGGAGAAAAAATAAAAACAAAATTTAATGGTGAACTTAGAACAAAACAAAAAGAAATAGTAGATAAAATTATCCCACATATTAATACAAATGGCGGTGGTGTTCTTTGTCTTCCTTGTGCTGCAGGAAAAACTGTTCTAGCTCTTTACTTGGCTTGTCTTTTTAAAGTTAAAACACTTGTTATTGTTCATAAAACTTTCTTACTTAATCAGTGGAAAGAACGAGCTGAACAATTTACTAATGCAAAAATTGGAATTATTCAACAGAACAAGATTGACATTGATGGAAAAGATATAGTGATAGGTATGCTTCAATCAATAGCTAAAGACAAGTATGATAATGATATTTTTAGGGATTTTGGAATGGTTATTTTTGATGAAGCTCATCATGCACCATCTCAATATTTCTCCCGTGCATTGCCTTTAATTTCATCAAAAATTACTATTGGGTTAAGTGCAACACCAAAAAGGTCAGATAAATTAGAAAAAATTTTATATTGGTATTTTGGGGATATTATGTATAAAGCAAATGTAGAAGAAAATTCTAAAGTACTTGTTAATATTGTTAATTATGAAATAACTCATGAAAAATTTAGGGAATTTAAACTGAGAACAGGTGATGTAAATCGTGCAAAAACAATTAATAAAATAACCTCAATTGGTAGAAGAAATAAATTTATTGTTGATATAATGGAAGAAGTTTTACAAGAAGACAGTCGTAAAATTTTAGTTTTATCAGATAGAATTGAACACCTAGAATTATTAAAAAAAAGAATTGATGAAAGACAAATAGCTTCTACTGATTTTTATATTGGCGGTATGAAACAAAAAGCACTTAAAATTGCTGAAAATGCACAAGTAATTTTAGCATCATATGGTATGGCTTCTGAAGCACTTGATATTCCTGATTTAAATACATTATTTATGGTTACATCTAGAAGAGAAGTTGAACAGGCTGTTGGTCGTGTAATCCGAAAAATTATGCCAAATATTAGACCAACAATTTATGATTTTGTTGATGAACTACCTAGTTTTATTAAACAAGGTCAACATAGAAGAAAATTATACAAAAAAATGGGATTTGAAATGAGAGTAATTGATGTTAAAGAAAATGAAATTGTAAAAGAAATAAGTTTAGATGAATCAAATGATACAACTAAACATATTATTGTTAATAATGAAGATTGTGGTTTTATTGATTAATTTCACAAATTACAACACGGCTTAAATGTTTTACGATGAAATTGACTGTTTCCATATTTGTTTAATCCATCTATATGTTTTTTAGTACCATATCCCATATTACTTGTTAAACTATATTTTTCATCTAATTCTGGATTATTAATACATAATTGTTTTATATATTCATCATGATATTCTTTGGCGATTATAGATGCTGCAGCTATAGACAAGTATTTAGCATCACCTTTAACTACAGATTTAACATTATAATCTTTAAATTTATTTTCCCAACCAACACCATCAATAATTAAATTATTTAATGAATTAAAATAAGATTCATTGCAAACAGATTCTTCTAAATTAATTATAGCTCTATCCATTGCTAATTTAGTTGCATTAAGTATATTAATAGAATCAATTTCATTTGGTTCCGCCCAACCGACACCCCATGCTAATACATTAGATTTAATCCATTCAAATGCCTTTGCTCTTTTTTTAGCAGATAGTTTTTTAGAATCAATTATAATATTATCATTATCTTTTGTATTCATACCCCAAATAACAGCTCCAGCATAAACTCTACCAATTAATGGACCTCGTCCAGCCTCATCTAATCCAATTTCATAATCATTTAAGTATTTTTTTTGCATTTAACTTTATTATTAAATAAACTACACATCTCTAAATATTTTCAGGGTTTCGTCCGAAATATCCATGTGGTTGAACAAATTGGACAATGATTATTTTTACTAACCCATGGTTTAATGCACTCATAATGAAATGAATGACCACAAGTACCCTCAGAAATGATTGAATCAATACCCTTATCTTGATAATAAATGCTATTTGTATTTAAATTACATCTACAAATTGTACAATCAGTATTTGATGGTAAATTATATCCCCAACTACTGAACATTTTAATTTTATTTATCTGAAATTTAGTTGACATTAGCTATTATATTAATATATTATAATATTTTTTAATCAATTTTTTCAAAAAAAATATAGATTTAATTTAAAAATAAATTGTAAGTTATAATATATGTTCAATTCTAAATTTTTAGTCAATGTTTTAGAGATAAGAAAATTAAATGAAACTAATAATAATACTATTTTTGATAATCAGTCTGATATACTTTTATTAAACTCAACTGATAAACTTGTATTAAATATATATTTGAAAACAATTTCTATAAAAGCAAATGTAGGTGGAAATAATGAATCAAATGAATATTTTTTTGATTCAGATAATAAATTATATAAATATGATATTAATGGTAAAAATCCACAATTAGCAAATGGAAATTTTTTGATTGTATTTTCAAATGATAAAAAATATGTTAATAATGCATACAAAGTTTCAAACGGAGTTTTAGAACAATTATATACTTATTTTGATGGTGCTAATTTAAAATTAATAATAAATAGTAAAGAAAATAATGATGATGGTACACTTATTTTAACTGACGATTATAAAATATTCGTTAGAATAGGTAATAACTGGTTTGGAAAATAAATTAATTATTTGCTAAATAAGAATCATACTCAAATTTAAGTTTCATAAAATCATACCCTTCAATTCTACTAACTGGTACTACTTTATTTTTATCTAATTTAATAAAAATTTGTGTTGGAAGCGATTCAACTTTATATTTGCTAACTAAATCTGTAATTAGCTTATTATCTACATCTAAATAACCAACAACAAGTTTGGGCATATTTTTAGCAGTTTCCGGTTCATCTAATTTTTTTTTAAGTTGTTTACATGGTCCACACCATGCAGCACCAAAATATAACATAATTACATTATTATTTTCGTGATTTTCAATAATAAATTCATCTAATTGTTCAATTCCTGATATTTCTTTCATTACAATAATTAAAAAATACTTTTTAAGCTTTGTATTTTTTAATTTTTTATTTAAAGATTTTTAGATATCAGATTCTGAATCAGAATCTGAATCAGATTTTAAAGGAGATAATTCAGATTCAGAAGTAGTTGATTTTAAATCAAATTCTGAATCATCAAAAAAATATTTTTTATTGGATTTATTCTTTTTCTTACCACCAGTTTGTTTACTAGTAGATTCAGCGGCAGCAGATTCATCTGTAACATCAGTAGATTTAGCTGTAACATCAGTAGTATTTACATCGGTAGCAGATTCAACTACAATCAGATTTTCGGGATCATCACTATCATTATTAAACGGAGTGGTCGCAGGAACTACAATCAGATTTTCGGGATCATCAATATCACTCTCTATATGATTTTTAACTATGTTATTGATGTCTTTTTCATTATAGCGACTACTATCAATGAATTCATCATCAGAACCACCTGTTAAATTTGTTGATTTAGTCAATAATTTAGATAATTTTTTTATGTCAGATTTTTTTGTATTACTTAATCCACCAACTAAATTATATCCATACATATCTATCATTGAAGGAGTAACAGATAAATTATCAAGGTCTAATATATTATGACCATAAAATGATTGGGATTTAGATTTAGCACCTCCTTTTTGAATATTTTTAGATTGAGATTTGAGAGCCAAGTATTTTGATTTATATTTTAAATATTTTTGTTCAAATGACATGTTATATATTTTTAATTAGATTTTAATATTTGAATTATAAAAAATTGATTTTTTTTAATATTAGTTAATAAATTATTTATTAATGTTTAACGAGTCTGATATTGAGAATTATGATAATAATACTAGTACAATTCAACAACTAACAAAAAACTATACTAAAAAACAAATTAAATTAGAAGATTTAAAAATTAACCAAGTTGTTATAGTTAATTTTTATCCTCATAGTCAAAAATATATTTATGATTTAACACCAAAGTTTGGTAAAATAATAGAAGTTCCTGAAAATGGTAATATATTTGGATACAAAATAATAAATTATAATACTAATTCATCAGAAGAAATAGAACTGTTGTTTCATGAATGTATGTCATATTATGGTGATAGTTTAGGTTATGAGTATGATATTTTTGAATTGGTTTATAAATTATGATGTAAATTTTTAATTTAATTATACAAAAAAATCTAATTATAATTAATGGAAAAAAATAAATTAACACATCCTAATACACAAACATTAGTTCCTGACATGAAATGTGCTCCAAGTAAAAAATACATAGATGGTTCGTGTTTTACATTAGAATCATTAAGAGAAATTGCTGAAAGTTATAATAAAAGAAATGAACAAAAGATTGATTTAAATTTACCAAAAGATAAATTAGTAGATGAATTAGAATCCAAATTATCTAATAAATGTTCAGAACAAACATGTTGGTTAAGATTAGATTTTGTTAAACAATTAAATAATGAGGATATTGAATTAAATACTTTTAGACCAACTGGACCTTCTAAAAAGTATGATTGGTTAAGTACAACACACATAAATAATGTCATTGTACAATACCAACAACAATATAATGATTTTATATTTTTAGGAGCAGTACCTTATGATTTTGATGGTTTACCTATATTAGGGATATCTGATTTAAATTTTAGTGAATTAGAACAACAAAAAAAGAATAAAATAGGTCTTGTAGTTAATTTAGATAAACATACTGAGAATGGTTCTCATTGGGTTGCATTATATACAGATTTAAATAAAAATCAAATTTATTTTTTTGATTCTGTTGCTAAAAAACCAGGAAAAAATATAAGAAAATTTATTAATAGAATAACTAAATATCTATATCATAAAAAATATAATAAAAAACTACCCATAAATGATATTGTTAGTGAACTCAAAAATATTGATAGTACACAGGAAAATAAAATAAAAAAATTAATTAGTTCAAATAAATATCTTAAAAATCTAATAGGAGGTGGATTTGATATTAGATATAATGATATTCAACATCAATTTAAAAATTCTGAATGTGGTGTTTATTCAATAAATTTTATTATAAGATTAGTTGGTGGTGAATCTTTTGATTCTGTTATTAATAATATAACTAAAGATGAAGAAATGAATTTGAATCGCAAAATTTATTTTAGAAATGTCAATTAATCAGTTTTTTCAATGATAAAACTTAAATTATGAGGTAAATCATAAAAATTATATTGATTACCTCTTGAATCTTTAAACAATATATCTAAATGATCTAGATTAAATGAACTCTGAAATTTGAACTGACTGACTGATTTTCCATTAAAATATAGTAATCCAAATGGAACTTTTTCTGATAAATTATTTAAGTATAAATAAACCTTGTCATCAATTCTTAAATCCCATATTTTATTTGCAATATGATTTGAACTAGGATTGCATTTATTAGTAAATCCTAAATTATAATGAGATAATTGTGTTGAAATAATATCAATAATATCAGATTCTATAACAGATTTAATTACAACTTTATGTTGTTTATTCAAAGATATTTCTATATTTTGATTTTGTTTTACTATTTCTTCATTAAGTACATAAATTAAATCATCAATATCATATTTTCCTGTTGGTAAATATATTTTAATATCATCATCATTGACTTTTATGTGTAATAAATTATTTTTATCTTCTTCTATATTAAATTTTGGTTCTGGTAAAGAATAAGACATTAATTTAATTCCTGTTACATTTGATAACATATCCATTAACCATGTATAACTAGATTTATTATCATTATTTGAAACTTCAATTTGTATCTGATTTGTTCTAAATAAATAGTCATAATTTTCAATTAGTTGTTTTACATCAGATTCTTTCTTAGATAACTCGATTTCTTTTAAACTAAACATACTAGATTTTGTCTCAATATCATCATTTTTAATTCTTAAGCTTTCAAATTCTTCTGCTATTTGTTTTTTAATTTCCGCTATTTTTTCTAATTGTTCATTTTGTTTTGTAATAACGTCTTTTAACTCAGTATTTTCAATTGTTAATTTATCAATTAATGCTTTTAATTGATGAGTTTCATCTTTTATTTCTATATTCATTGATTTCATTGAATTTTTTAGATTGCTAAATCTATTTAATGATGTATCAGGAATATTATTTCTTTTACTCTCTTCAGCATGTCTCTTGTTCTCTTCTGCTTGTCTAATTAATTCATTTCTTTTATTTTCTTCAGCTTGTCTAATTAATTCATTTCTTTTATTTTCTTCAGATTGTCTAATTAATTCATTTCTTTTATTTTCTTCAGCTTGTCTAATTAATTCATTTCTTTTATTTTCTATATTTCGTGAATCTTGTTTTAATACATTATTCGTACCTACTTCTGATTTAGGAAAATTATCACTAGTAAAATCGACATTTTTTTGTTGTGTTGTTGGTTTTAAACCACTTCTTTCAGATTGAAGTTTTTTTAATCTGTCTTCAAAATTTGATTGGTCTTCTATTATTTCTGCATCAATTAAAGGTTTATCAATATTTTCTAAATTATATAAATCTCCACTTATATCATTAGATAAACCTTGGAATGTTTGATTAAAGTGACTTGAATCCATATTTTTAAAATCAGGTTTACCTCCAGTGGTTGGTATAACATTTGTTTCTTTTGGTCTACCCATACTTGTTGAATTAAAATTTTTAGAATTTTCTGATTTATTTGGATTTGATTTAATTGATTTTAGAAAATCAGGTGTTGAAGGTCGCTGATTTTTTTGATTCACTTCTGTTTGTCTCATCTGTTGTATTTCATCCATTTTACTATTTACATCACCAGAACGACCAGATGAATATGCATTAAACATATTATTAGAATTAATATCATCAACTATTGGTTTAAAAGCTTGGTCTAAATTAGATTCATAACTATTAGAATTTGGTGAAAAACTACTAAATTGATTATTCATTCTTTTGTGTTCAACATTAGCTACTTTTTGATTAAGAGATAATGGACTAGTATTTTTAGATGCTTCTGGTCTATCCATAAATTTGTTTCCTTGAGTTGGATTTGAATTAAAATCCCTTTGAAACTTTAAATCAGCTGTTGATTGTAAACTAGGTATTAAATTAGACTGTTTTATTTCAGATAGTGATTGTTTTACTGAATGTTCCTTGAATTGTTTAAATATTGATTCAAAATTTGTATTATTTAATTTACTTGAATCTAAAGAACGATATATCATTTTCATATTTTTTATAAGAATATTTATAACATCTTGTTTCCCATCTCTATTTAAATTATTTAAATTATTTTGTTGTAGTAATATTTTATTTAAACTAGCTATACATTCTTTTGAGAAAAATAGATTTTGTAATTGTTCTGCTTTGTCATTACTATTAGATTTAGTTTTAGAAATTTGTTCTGCCATTATTTATAAATTAAGTTTTTTTTCTTTTAATACATTGTTATGCGTTTATTTAATACTATAAAGAAAAATCATACTGATTTGTCTGAAAAATTTCCACCATCAATATCATCTATTTGTTCATTATTTATTTTATCAGCTTTTTGTTTAGTTTTTTTATTAACTGTTTTATTAACTGTTTTTTTAGTTGGTTTTTCAACTGTTTTATTAATTGGTTTTTCAACTGTTTTATTAACTGTTTTTTTAGTTGGTTTTTCAACTGTTTTTTTAGTTGGTTTTTCAACTATTTCTTCAATTGATTCATCAGTTTTTTTATTAACTGTTTTTTTAGTTGGTTTTTTAACTATTTCTTCAATTGATTCATTAGTTTTTTTATCAACTGTTTTTTTAGTTGGTTTTTCAACTGTTTTATTAACTGTTTTTTTAGTTGGTTTTTTAACTATTTCTTCAATTGATTCATTAGTTTTTTTATCAACTGTTTCTTCAATTAATTCATCAGTTTTTTTATTAACTGTTTTTTTAGTTAATTCATTATTAGTTTCAATATTTTTAGTTAATATTTCTACATGATTATTATTTACTAGTTCCATATGTTGCGTACTATTTTCAGATATTATTGTATCTTTAAAATCTTGATTAATAATCATTGTTTCACCATCAAATTTAAATATTTTGTCCCATGGTGGATAATAAATATCTGATTGTGAATATTGGTCTTTTTTAAGAATACCATGTATAATTAAGGCCATTTTAGCTGCAACTTGTTCTCCTTCTTTTTTAGAAGAACCAACACCAAAACTAATACATCTTTTTTCGATAGGACAATCTGGTTCAACATCATGACGTTCAACACCCATAATATATTTACGTTTATGATGAGGTCCTTCAAAATGAATAGTAATATATTGCGGAAATTTCCATTGTTTTTGATGGTGAACTCTTAATAACTGGTCTTTATAATTATTATCACAATATAATTTCTCAGAATAATCAATTAGAGTTTCTAACAGATTAATAATTAAAAACATACATGGTTCAAAACCATTTGATAGAAATAATGCTCCAATAAATGATTCAAACACATCTTCATGAATCTTATCTAGATTCCGCCCATTCATCATTTCAATTTGTTTGCTGATAATAAAAAATTTATTTAGTCCAATTTCTTTAGACATAATTGCTAAATTTTTTTTATCTTCTAATTTTGTTTGAAGTCTAGTCATAAATCCTTCATCTTGTTTTGGATATCTATGAAATAAATACATTGATACAATTAATTTAAGAACCCTATCGCCAAAATATTCTATACGGTCATAACATTTATCCATTAGTTCTAAAAGCTCAGATGGGTTACCAAGTTCAAGTTTAGCTGCATCAAGAATATGTTGAGGTTGGTTGTCTTTTTTACAATATGATTTATGTGTAAATGCTTGTCTAAAATATTCAATATGATTAATTTTATCTATATTTACATTATATTTTGCTAGAATTTGAATAATATCCATTTCGCTTATTAAGATATTATTCAAATTATAGGGTATATGCATAATTTCATCTTCACCATCATTATTTTTGATAATAAATCCATCGTTTATATAATTAGTTATAGGTTTAGTGTTTTCCATTAATAATCAATGCATATTATTTCTATAAATAAATATTCAATTTTTATAAAAATAATCTAATAATATATATATATATGTTAGGTAGTAAACCATTATTAAATCATCAACCATTATTAAATTCTCAACCATTATTAAATCCTCAACCATTATTAAATCCTCAACCATTATTAAATCCTCAACCATTATTAAATTCTCAACCATTATTAGGTCAATCAACAGAAGAATATACATACATATACAATCCATCCACAAATAGTTATATACAAGTACATAACCCATATTCACAATCTCATACACTACTACCTACTCAGTTACTGCCCAGACAACCACAATATAGTCAACAACACGGCCAACCACAACGCAGACGACAACACGGCCAACCGCAACACAGCCAACGGGGGATTCGAACGCAACAATTCAATACACCGCCAAAAGTACGTTCAGGATTTTTGAAACAACCACCTGCACAACAAAAAGCACAATCAATGTCTCAGACACTACCTGTTCAATTACCACCCAAACAACCAACTCCAACACCTGCACAACAGGGACAACAAAAAGCGCACCATTCCAGACACCCAATAGAATATTCATCATCCAAACCATCACACACTACACAACAAAAAGCACAATTGGGGCAACAACTGTTATCAAACCCCTCTAATTTAAAAGAACAACCATACCAGATGCCAGGTGTTTTGCCGACTGATCTTGATAGACTACGACAAATCGCTCAACAAATCGCACAAGAAAAAACGCAATTGGGACAACCATCAACCGCGCGCCCAGCAAAACAATTATTTGAATCAGAATCATTCCCTATACTACCAGGACACGAAGACTCCCAACTAACAGCTACTAATTCAGAAGAACAACCATCATACGTATCAGTAGCATCACGTATCAGCAAACCAATGGCTGCACCAGAATCACAAATCAGTAAACCAACAGACACATCTCAACCCAGTAAATCAGAAAAAAAATCTAATCCAACAATGCAAGATTTATTAACATCAATTGTATCACAAAAATTTGATAATGGTGCTTCGAATGACCGGGAAAAAATCAAAAATTCGATGGAATGTATATTAATACCCGATCCAAAATATAGATTATTTTCTCACTACTATATAGAAGATTTATGTAGGGAAAAATATGAAGATGAAAGAACTTTAGAGAAAGCTAAAATTTCTAATGTTAATCATTTTGTTCCAATTAATCTCAGCTATTATGATAATAAAACTAATGAGTTAATGATAGTTTCTGATAATATGAAATTTACTGATGGTGGTAAAACAGTTACATTACGGCAAACTATGAATTTTAACAATAAAACAAAAAAAATAAGTATACGTTTAGATGCTGGAGAATTTACATATAGATATCAATCTAATTATAAAATAGTTACAGAAGGTGATAATTTAAAAATTAAACTAGATCCTTATACACTTGATAAAGATAAAATTATTAAAAAAATTGTAAGAAGATTACCTAAAGCAAGACATTTAGAAAATGCATTTACTGATGCAGAAATAAGAGACCACCCAACATTACGTTTGATGGATAGCCCACTACGCAATGCTTCTATACAATATGGTATTAATATTTATATTTTTTTGAATCAACGATTGAATAAACTTGATAAAGCTCATAAAGCTAGAATATTAAACTCAGGACAACAACCTCAAGTAGAACAAAAACAACAACCAGAAGAACATTTAACTTTCACGTTTGATTATAATAAAATCGTTAGAATTAAAGATGCATTATATCTAATTTTTTATAATAGCTTAGAGATTAAAGGTACTGGTGAGTCTGCGGTAAAACTTACTAATGATCAAGAGAGAATAGAAAAACAATTTAATTATATAGAAGATATATTAAAATCTAAAGAATCATTTGAAAAATATAATAAACAGCTACAAAAGTGGAGAAACGATTATCGTGAATGGACTAATAGAAAAGTAGTTGAACAACCTCTCGAGTCATTCGGTATGTATTTTGAATATAAAAAAACAAAAGGGGCTGTTCCTAAATTATCAAAAACTAATGTTAAAATACTACAAAAACTTGCACCATATGATAAAAGAATAATATTAGAAGAAGGAACAGAACAGGCATATTACTTTGTTAAAAATGATATACGTGGTAAATCGGATGTTCGTGAATCTAGGCCAGTTAAGGTTATTAAGGCTGTTAATTTTGGTGTGTATACACCTTATTTAGTTAGTTATATACTTAGATATAATCATATATATTATACATCTGGACAAAAATATGTTACACGTTCGTTACAAAAATTATGTTTAAATGAAGGTAATATCAGAGATTTTGCAATGTTTATTCATAATTTTAAATCAGCGTGTTTTGAAACAATTTCATTATTTTATAAACTTTATGATTCCAAGCAAAAAATGAGTGTTAAGCTTAGTCATACACCATTTTATAATAATACAATATGGCAAAAAAATAAAGTGGACCCTCAGTTTATGAAAACAAATGTGGTTATATTTGATAAAAAAAAGCCCAAACACCCAAAACCAGACTCACCATCAGATACATTGAAGGTTGCTGCTTTACCTAAAATAGATGCTTTATCTAAACCAGATGATAAACCTAAAAAAATACCAACAGTACCAACTGCACTTAAACTAATTGAATTAGATGAACCACCATATGGTTTAGATGATGATGTATTAGATTTTGATATGGTTTTTGCTGATAACCACACAATTTCACCAAAAATGAATATGAATGGAAATTATACAAAATTATATGATAATACATCACGCAAAATTATTATGAATGATGACGATGATGATGATGATTATGATTATACTGACGAAATGAAACAGCTTATTAATTACAAAGATGATGAATTTGATGTTCCTGAATCAGCTTTGGCTCCAAAACCAGTTATGGTTCCAGTTTCTGCTCGTGGTTCATGGGCACAAGGAGTAAATTTAACTGATATAGCTTTTGTACCAGAACATGTCAAACAAGAGGCCGAACTTTTGAAAAAACAAAAGGAAGAAGAAGAGGCGAGAAGAATCATGAATATGAGAATTAAAGAGGAAAGACGCAAGCTTGAAAAACAGGCTGAAAGAATGACCATGCCTATTGAAGTACCAGTGGGTAGGTCTGATTATAAAAAAGTTGAAGTCAGCGAGCGAAGAAAACCTGAAGATGAACTAGAAATACAAGCTGAAGATGAGATTATTGCTAATGAAGAAGATATTTTAAGAGGTTTGTTTGATAGGCTAGTTGACTATATAACAAAAGGTAGAGGACATCGTAAACAGCTCCAACTATCAAATATCAATGTAGACGACCCAACAGAGCTAAAAGAATTACTTAGAAAAGCATATGAAGCTGAATTGTTTAAGGTATCTGGTACGCCTACTCCAGAACAAATAACAAAACAAGAAGAAATTATATTCAAGAAAATAATGCAAGAAAATTTTGACGAGCATCTCAAACAAGAAAAAAATGTTAATGAATTATTAAATAAGCTAATTAAATATGTAAAAAAAACAAAAATACTTACTAGACGGTTTGAAAATTTAGGACTCGGAGATGGGAGAGTAAAAGAATTAATTGCAGATGCCTATAAAGCTGGAATGTTTAAGGCAGATGGTACCCCACAAAAAGAGAAAGAAGAAACTGTATTTGAATACATATTAAATGGAAAATTAAATGAAAAAATAGCCGAACTAGCAAAACCCAAAGAATTCAAACTTGGTAAAAAAGAGAGAGCGCCTAGAACTGGTGGAGGCTTCTATGAAAAATATCTTAAATATAAAGCAAAATATTTACAACTTAAGGAACTATTAGAGGAATAAATTTATCCATATTATTTTTAGATTATTTATAATAAATTTATAATCTAATTATATATTAAATAATTTTATGGCATATTCATTTGATAAAAATTGTATTATATTAACTAATAGTGCAAAACTAGTATCTGAAAATAATAATTTTAAATTAAATTCATCTTATGGAATTGTCACATTTCATGTTTTAGATAAAAACATTAAAAAAATTTTAATCAAAATAATATTAAATCAAATTCATTCAAAAATATCATCAATCAATATTTTATTTTTTATAAAATGTCCAATTGCTAAACAAACAATAAATGAAGACCTTAAAAAAAGTTTCATTAAAGACTGGTTATTACAAAGACATCAAAACACTATTTCGATTGAAAAATTAAATCAAGACCTACGGGATATTGGTGTTTCTACTAATGAAAAAATAACTACTAATGACCAATTAAAAAAATATATAGAAACTCTTGATTTTGATAAAATTAATGATTTCCTAAATTTTGAGATTAAAATTCATAAACCAAATGAATATACATCTAATTTAGCTCTTGATTTTAAACCTAGTAAATCAGTTGATATTAATCTAGGTTTGTTTGAATTAGATAATTTTAAAGATTTTGATATTGATAAAACTGTTAAATCAGACATAAAATCAATTGTTGAGTTTGATAATAGTAAAACATATTCATTTAGCTTATCAGAAAATGTAAATAAATCTAATGAATCATTTTTTGATATTATTAAAGAAAAAATTAATTCAAGTCTAATTATAGTTTTACCATGTTGTGATAATGAAAATACAAATTTAATAACAAGTTATTCTAAAAAATATATTATAAATTATAACTAATATTTACGCTTATAATGCATCATATTTTTTCTATGAAATGTTGTTGTTTTATTATATTGTTTCTTGTAAAATTCTCTTTTTTTTGGTGCACAATCATAATAATTCAAATCGTTTGAATTATTATCATATGGATATATAACCGAAAAATCATATGGTTGTGGAAATGAATTAGTTTGATAAAAATCATAATTTATTGTTGAATAGCTAATTGGTGCAACAGTAGTTGTTAAACAATATAAACTATTCAACAGTAGCATAGTATTATTATTTGCATCAGTATTTGTGTGAAACATTATAATTATAAAACATATCTGTAAATATATATAATATTCAGTTTTTTTAGTAAAAAACCACAAGCAGTTTTTTTAGTAAAAAACCAAATAATAAAAGCAGTTTTTTTAGTAAAAAACCATAAATAATAAAAGCAGTTTTTTAGTAAAAAACCACAAATAACAAACTTATTTAAATGGATATTATATTTAAAATATAAAAATAGAATGAGTGAAGAAATTATAGAATCAAAAGCAGAATACACAATAGCTGTATGCGGTCCTGTTGATGCAGGTAAAAGTTCTTTAATTGGTGTTTTAACAAGTGGATGCTTGGATAATGGCAGAGGTTCATCACGAAATAAAATTTTAGTTCATCCTCATGAAAGAGAATCAGGTAGAACTAGTAATATATCATATAATCCATTAATTTATAATGAATTAAATGATTCTATTGTATTATCAAATCCTAAAGAAAAATCTGATAATTTGCTTAGTTTTAATTTAAGACATGGAAAGAATCCATGGACAAATAAAATAGTAAATTTCATTGATTTAGCAGGTCATGAAAAATATCTAAAAACCACAATTTTTGGTGTTACTGGATTGTTTCCAGATTATGGTATTGTAGTAATTGGAGCAAATACAGGTATTACTAAATTAACAAAAGAGCATTTAGGTATATTACTATATTTAAAAATTCCAATTATTATTACAATTACTAAAGTTGATTTGGCCCCCAAACATGTGTATCAAAATTTATGCAATCAACTTAAAAAATTACTTGGGAAAAATACATATGGTAAAGTATTATATTTTATATCTGATTCAAAAAAACAAGATGAAGAAACTGATTATTATTTAGCACATATGATTGGAAACCAAGATATTATTCCAATCATTTCAGTATCAAATAAAGATGGCACTAATATTGAAAATCTTCACAGAATTTTATATTCATTACCAACTAGAGATAAATGGATTAATGTTAAGACTAGTGGTTCGGTATTTTACATTGATTCTGTGTATATGGTTCAAGGTATTGGTTTAGTATTATCTGGAATAAATAAAGGTAATCCAATTAAAATTAAACAAAAGATGTTCATTGGTCCTTTTAATAGTCAGTTTAAAGAAATACAAGTGAAATCAATACATAATAGTTTAGAACAAAACATAAATGAAACAACACAAGGAGTTCAATTATGTTTAGCAATTAAAACATTAGACCAAAAAGATATAATTGATAGAACAATGATTAGAAAAGGTATGGTAATAATAGATGATATTAATAAATATAAAAAAAATATAGTGAAATCATTTTATGCACGTATTAATGTATTACATCATGCAACAACAATAAAAACAGGTTATAGTCCTGTAATTCATTGTGGTCCAATCAGACAATCTGCACATATTGATTTAGATTTTATAACAGATGAAAATGATAAAAAAATATTGAGAAGTGGTGATAATAAAATAGTAAAATTTACATTTGATTATCATTCTGAATTTATGGAAGAAAATATGATATTCTTTTTTAGAGATGGTACAACAAAAGGTGTTGGCGAAGTATTAAATATAACAGATGTAAATTAATTTATTCAGATTGAACAGCTGGTAAAATATCCTGAACAATATCTTTATAAGTCATCATTCTCATTTTACAACAATAACGTCTAATTTTGAGACTCAATAGTAACTTTGATAGTTCTTGTTCTTTATCTTCGGTAGATAGTTTAGGATTATTACAAATATTTTCTTTACCTTGTTCATATTCAATGGTTTTTTGACCAAGAAAATAACCACATGTAGGACAACTTAGATATAGCATTATAATTATTAATATATAAAATTATATATTTTTTAATTCAATTTTTTTATTACACCTTTGGAGATTTAAAACGCCTATTTTTTATTTTAGGATTAATCAATTTTGATAATAAAAATTGATTAATTCATATTTAGAAGTATGTGTATTTAATATATAAATATGAACGAAGAAATGACATTTAACACCATGAAAAATATAGATTTTATTAATCATATAATCAGTTTTAGCAATATTGACAATATTTTAGATGAATGTAAAACTCAATCTGAAAAAGGTTTTATTTTTGAAAGATTATTTGATATTGTTATTAAATTTGGATTTTGTGGTATTTTTACAAATTCTAATTTTAATCATTTAGTTGGTAATTCTAATAATGCTAAACTTAAAATTTTAGATAATTTTAATCAATATCTTAACGAAAAAGTTTTTAGTGGTAATTCTGGTGGATGTTCAGATATTACATTACAGAATAAAAATGATGATACATATATTTTTATTAGTTCTAAATATCCTAAATCAAATGATGATATTAAAAAACAAAAATCAGTTGATTATTATGATATTCAAAATATTATAGCAATGGCAACAAAAAATAAACATATTTATAAAAATTATAAAATATTTTTAGTTGTTCCTAATAAGAAAAAAGTTTTAGATAAAGTTAAAAATGCGAATGAATCAAGTAAATATATTACAGAACATATGACTGAAGATAATATTTTGGATAAAGATGATTTAAATAAATATTTTTTAGCATTCAAGCAAGATATAATTAAAAATAAAAATAATGATTGGCAATCTATTTATTTGAATAGTAAAGAAAATTTAAATTTAAGGTTTCATCAAGAATTAATTACTCAAAAAACAAGTAATTTAAGTGAAGAAGGTAATAAATGTTTTTTATGGGGTTGTAAATGTCGTAGTGGTAAAACTTATATGTTTGGTGGTATTATCATTAAACAATTTAATATTAAGAAAAAATTAAATGTTCTTATTATTACACCTGCACCTACAGAAACAGCACCACAATTTACTAATGACTTATTTAATAAATTTAAAGATTTTGATAAATTTAAAATTCATCATATCGAAGGTTCCAAATCATTAAATAGTATTGAAACATGTGATAATAATATTTTTGTTATATCTAAACAACTTTTACAAAAATATATTAATGATAAAACTTTTATGAAAATTAAAAATTTAAAATTAGATATTATTGGTTTTGATGAAAACCATTTTTCAGGGACTACAGATTTATCAAAAGATATATTAACATCATACTCTTCTAAAAATACAATAAAAATATTTTTAACAGCTACTTATAATAAACCATTGAAAGAATGGAATATTTTACCAGAATGTCAAATGTTTTGGGATATTGAAGACGAACAAATATGTAAATCTATTTTAGTTGATAATACTAATTTAGATAGATTAAAAGAAAAACACGGCAATGAATATATTGCAAAAACTATTAAATATTATACTGAATTAGGTTTATCAGTAAATGATATATTCAAATGTTATGAAAGAATGCCTGATTTACATTTAATTACTACTATGTTTGATAGTCAAAGATATGAAATAATTAAAGAAAAATTAAATAATGAAAATAAAATGGGATTTTGTTTTGATACG